ACTGTCATGCGTGGGTGGAATAAGAAGAGACGGGCGTTTTCGGTCGGCATAAACCGAAGTTTGGCATTTGAGGTCAAATGAGTTTGATGAATGCAATCCCGTGCTGCTATGCGGTATTTGCAGGAGAACAACAGGGGTTTGCGTATAACCACAAGGCAGCTAGGTACAATCCGAAAGAAAAACGGTTATAAAGGGCGTCCCGCCACCTATATCCCAAGTGTGGAACGATAAAGCAGGTGTTTCGCTGCCTATAAATGCGAAATTTAATCAGCTCCGTGTTGGATATTTTGACATGCGGAGCATTTTATATGGCATCATAGCTCAGTCGGTAGAGCAGCTGGCTGTTAACCAGCAGGTCAAGAGTTCGAGCCTCTTCGGTGCCTCCACGGGTAGATAAGATAACAAAACGCGCCACTACCCCAAGGCAGATACATACGCATTCGAGAAGCGCAATGGCTGCGATCAAATTGGCAGATGTGTAGGCGGCAGACTTAACTGTCTTTATTTGCTGTCATAGCTACAATTGGCAGAGCGACGGATTTGTAATCCGTAGGTTCAGAGTTCGAGTCTCTGTGGCAGCTCCAAACTGTAGCAGCTACGAAAGGTTAGGAATTTAGAATGGATTTTATGAATGAAATATCGAAAATTGGACTTACGAAAGATCAATATGATGAATGCCTTCAATTGATTATTGACAAGAAGAATAATGTAATCGATATTGATTGGCAGGAAATCTGTGATCGATTCAGCTTGCCGATCACAACTGATTATTTGAGGAAAGCAAATGCAGGCGTATTCGGCGGAGCTTTTATAGCTGAGTATTTAAAGACAAAAGAAACATGCCAGGTAGAAACAAAGTATAGTGGCAGCAGTGAAATTTCAATTAATAAAGACGGTAATTATACGAGCACGAAACTTATTGAAATGAATGAAGAGCAATCTAAAGATCCCTCTTATATATTGAAAGCACATGGATTTGATCCCATATGTTGGCAGCTGATTAGTGCAAGAAATAATATTCGACAGGTTATTTCAAAAGCAGATGGCGTAGTTACTTTATATGCCAGCTTCATTACAGTGAGGCCTATATCAGAAGTTGAATTGCCCCTTGAAAAAATTGAAGAGTTTTTTGATAAACTTGATCGGAATTATTCTCTTCCAAGATTACAGGAGAATCGAATTTATCTGAGTGGAGACAAAATGCTTCTGATCGATATCGCTGACTTGCACATGAACTTACAGGCTTCGATGTTTACTACCGGAAACGAATATAATTGCGAGATTGCAGAAAAATTATTTTTTCATGTTATCGAAGATGTTTTAAACCGCACAAAGAATTATAAATTTGAAGAAATCAATTTTATTATTGGCGGAGATATGCTTAATGGAGACAATCTGGCTGGGACAACTACAAAAGGTACAGCTCAGGTGAGTGATTTGCATTATTATGACGCATATGAAAAATTATGTGCAATGACAATTAAAGCAATTGATTTGTTGAAGAGAAAGTGCAGAGTAAACGTGATTTATGTAATGGGGAATCATGATGAGTTAACCGGGTTTAAACTGGCAAAATATATTGATGCTTGGTTTAGAGATGATGACGGAGTGACTGTTGATTATCAGCCGTTTGCACGAAAGTATCGTTTGTATGGTAAAACGCTTTTATGTTTTGCTCATGATGGTAAGATTCAAAAATTACCAGCTATTATAGCGGATGAAGCAAGAGATTTGTGGGGAAAAGCTACAATGACAGAAGTGTTTTTGCAGCACTTGCATACTGAACAGGTATTAATCGAAGATAATAACATTAGGATTCAGCGCTTGCCTACTATTAGCGGTAGAAGCAAATGGAGTGCTGATCAGGGATATAATTCCCGGCGTCAATGTAAATCCTTTATTTTTGATGCCGAGGAAGGATTGAAAGATATTTTATATACGACGATCCCGGCATAAGAGGAAGGTGAAGAGCAATGGCAAGTTCCGGCAATAAGCCATTGAGAAAAAAAGAGGCCATTGCTACGCCAGAAACAATGAATTGTTTGCGATGCAATAAGCCTTTTGATAGAGATATTTTTTATGATTCAGATAGTGAACAATTTCAGTCCGTTGGCAAAATCCCTTATTGTAAGGAATGTCTGGATGAAATGCGCCGACAGAATGTAAAGAAGTATAAGAACTTAGGTTATCGTAATTATGAGCGTAAAGCAGTTGAGCGAGTTTGCATGATGCTTGATTTGTATTATGCCGATAAGATTTTTGATGCCGCAATTGGAGAAAAAGAGAAGTGTCCAGACACACCGTTTATGTCTTGCTACATGAAACATGTAAAGCTATACCAATATCGAAAAAAGGATTACAACTCTACAATTGCAGACAGATACAAAGAGGCAAAAGATAGCATACCAATTATGTCGATGAACATGCTTGAAGATGAAAAGGTAGAAGAAGAACTTCGAAAAGCGGAACAGTTTTTTGGAAGTGGGTTTGAACCTGAAGATTATAAGTTTCTTTATGATCAATATACGGACTGGACAACCAGGCATGAATGCGAAACAAAGTCTCAGGAAGAGATGTTTAAATCGATCTGCTTTACCCAGTTGGATTTGCTGAAAGCAAATCGAATGGGATTAGACACAAAGGATTTGAATTTTACTTTTTTGAAGCAGCTTGAAGCTGCAAAGCTGCAGCCCAAGCAAAATGCAAGCGAAACTGTGGCGGACACTCAAACATTTGGTACTTTAATTGATAAATGGGAAAACACCCGGCCCATACCAGAAATCGATGAAGAATTGCGGGATGTTGACAAAATCGGCCTTTATATAGATGTATTTTTCAGGGGACATTTGGCAAAAATGATGGGCTTGAAAAATGGCCTATCTAATTTGTATACGAAGTTTATTGAAAAGTATACTGTAAAGAAGCCTGAATATAAAGATAATGAGGACGGAGAAGCCTTGTTTGATATGATTTTTGGAAGATCGGATTTGGGCGATAATTAATGGCTGATGATTTAAGAAAAACAAAATCAGAAAGACAGATCGCAAATGAAAAATCGAGAAGGATATTAGAGGGTGTAGCATATTGGTGTTCATTTTACAGGCATAATCCGCATCGTTTCGCAAAGGATTATTTGAACATCACTTTGAAATTATTTCAGAAAATATTACTATATGCGATGATGTGCAATACGCACTTTATGTTTTGGGCAAGCCGTGGCTTGGGTAAAACCTGGCTAACGGCTTTGTTTTGTGTGGTTCGTTGCATTTTATTTCCCAAGACAAAAATATGCGTAGCATCTTCTACTCGAACGCAAGCAAACGAAGTTCTATCAAAGATCGTTGACGATTTCATGAAGAACTATGATTGGGGATCGGAGAATTTACGGCGAGAAGCATCATATTTCAATGTTGGTGCAAATAAGGCCGAGATACATTTTTATAATGGTTCATGGATCAAGGTTGTAACTGCTGGCGATACAGGACGCGGTAATCGCGCCAATATCTTGATCGTAGACGAATTTAGAATGGTTGATAAAGACACTATTGATACTGTTCTTAAAAAATTTCTTACATCATCAAGGCAACCTGCTTATTTGAACTTACCATCTTATAAAGATAAAGATGAATACATGGAGAGTAATATTGAGATTTACATGAGTTCATGCTGGTATAAGAGCCATTGGAGTTATAGCAAATCTCAGGCGTATACAGTGAATTTACTTGGAGCCAGAGATAGATACTTTGTTTGCGCCCTCCCCTATCAGATTGCAATTAAAGAAATGCTTCTGAAACGATCCGATGTAGAAGATGAAATGAGCGAAACCGATTTTGATGAAACGAAGTTTAATATGGAAATGGGATGTTTGCCATTTGGAGATACAGATGGCGCATTTTTTACCTATGACGATGTTTCGCAAAGACGTAGATTAAAAACGGCTGTATATCCCACGACTTTGGTTGGCAATAGCAGAAATTTGAAGATTCCTGAAGTTGCGACCAATGAACGCAGAATACTGTCTGTTGACGTTGCACTGATGGCGTCAAAGAAAACGAAAAATGACGCCAGCAGCATTATTATAAATAGCGCAATTCCGACAAATAATAATAGTTACACATCAAATATTGTTTATTTGGAAAATCACGAAGGATTAAATACGGATGAACTTGCTTTGATCGTGAGACGATTATTTGAAATGTACAAATGTACAGATTTGGTTATAGATACTAATGGTTCCGGCCTTGGAGTTTACGACAAATTGATTCAAGACATGGTTGATCCGGCAACTGGAGAACTTTATCGAGCTCTGAGTTGTTGTAATGATAAAGTAATGGCCGAAAGATGCAAAGTGCCAAATGCAAAGAAAGTAATTTGGAGCATAAAGGCTACAGCTTCATTTAATAATGAGATTTGTATTCTGTTGAGAAGCGGATTCAAAATGGGAAAGATCAATCTTCTTATTCGAGAGGACGAGGCCGACGAAGCTTTACGCGAAAGGATCAAGGGGTTTGAACGTATGCCTGATTATGAAAAAATGCAATACAGGTTGCCATATATTCAAACAACTTTATTAATCTACGAACTAATCAACTTGGATCATGAGGTAAAGGGAACGAACATACGAATAACCGAGAAATCAGGAATGCGTAAGGATAGGTATAGCTCTTTGGCATATAATTATTGGGTTCAGTGTCAGCTGGAAAGAGAACTTCTGCAGACAAGTAAAAATGGGTTTGATATTAAGGAATATGCCAATAAAATGCGTAGACTGAACAGAAGACCCACTACATATTGATGATAAGGAGGTGAAATGCATGAGTAAAAAACGAAATAGAAATCGACATTCATATACTAGACAGCCTAAAGAAACATATGTGGAAGCTTATAAAAAGCGCGATTACCAAAAAGACGAAGCTTCATTTGAAAGAGCTCTTTCAGATGGCGGGAGATTAGATTTAGGAGCTTTTAAAAGGTTGATGCTCAGAGATATTTGCACGAACACAAGTATTATTGAAAGTGGTTATTTGGGCAGAATACCTTTAAAGGAAGCCTGCAAAGCATTGAATAATCCAAGGAGAGAATGGCGCATTCTGCTTGAAGTTTCAGAGGAGCTTATGCATATTTCGCCTCATTATTATCGATTAAATACTATGTACAGCAATATGGCGTTATTCTGTTGGTGGATTGATTTATATGATGTGAAAGAAAATGCTCAGGTTGATACGATCAAGAAAACGTATGCGGCGCTATCTGCTAGAATTGAAAACATGCATTTAAAGCACGAGTTTTCAAAAATTATGAGGGTATTACCCTATCAAGATATATATTGTGGTCTAGCTATTGAGAGTTCAACGGACTTTTTCTTTCAGAGAATAGACTATCGGATTTGTAAATTATATCAGATTCAAGACGGACTATATAATTTCAAAATAGATTTGACAAAAATTAAGCCAAAGGAACTTGGAGCTTATCCTGATTATGTACAGCAAGCATACATTGAATATCATGATAAGATGGAAAAGGGGCTGCTTACTTCGTGTTGGTATAGCCCTCCTGCTGAAAGCCAGATTTGCGTAAAGCTTAACGATCAGTGGCCTTTCCCGTTTCCTCTTATGATTTCGTTGGTGCAGGACATTCTTGATTTAGAAATATATAAAAAGTTAAAGCTTCAATCTGCGAGAACTGATAATTATAAAGCAATTATGGTTAAGGTTCCGATTGATGAAACTACGATTGATAAGCCGCTGTTAACGCCAGAAACTTTAAGTATTTTTGCAGAGATCAATAGAGAAAGTATGACAGACGACATCGGTTTGTTGTACAATCTCGGCTCCGAAGGAGAGGCAATCAGCTTTAAGGATTCCAATAATACCAGGAATAATGTTTCTGATGCCGTAAATGAGCTTTATAATTCTTCTGGCGAAAGCAGAGAATTATTTAACGGAAGCTCTTCTGGTACGGCAGTAACATATTCAGTAGAAAATGATTCTGGTTTTGTATATGGGTTGTATCGTCAATTTGAAAGGTGGATCAATCGATATATCAAGTTAAAGAAGTATAATAAGACTGCTTTCAAATTCTATTTTTACTTATTGGATATTACAATATTCAACAGAGACAACGTTTCAAAAAGATATAAAGAAGCATGCTCTCTGGGCGTAACTGTAATTGATAAATGGTTAGCTACGCTTGATATGACTCCATCAAGAATGATGGGGTCTTATATTTTGCATGAAGATATTTTCGATTTTTCAAGTCATTTTAAGCCGTTAAGTTCTTCTTTTAATAGTTCTGCAGA